ACTCTGTGCATCTATCCAACACAAGTTCAACTGGGTACGGTGCAAAGTTTGTGGGCGGCGGCAATACTTCAACACGATATATTGCAGATTTCCGTGATTACTCTGGTACATCAAAAGTTAAGATTGATGGTGATGGTAATGTTGGGATTGGTGTAACATCTCCAGATAATCAACTTTGCATAGCCTCTGGGAGTGACGGTACAGGGGTCGGAGATGGGATTGCCTTTTACGGAGCGGGGTCTAACAAGCAAGCTGCTATAGAAAGTTATAACGCTGGCAGTTACAGTGGTGACTTGCGTTTTTATACTGTTAATAAAGGACAAATTGATACTAATGTGTCAGAAGCCATGCGCATCGACGCCAGCGGTAACTTGCTGGTGGGGACTACTACATTAGGTCTTTATAATCAGTCATCCGAAACAGGTTTAACATTTGGCTCTAACCTTCAGATTGCCCGTGATGGCGGCACGGTCGGGTATTTCAACCGCCTAACCTCTGACGGCAACATCGTTCAGTTCCGCAAAGACGGCGCAACTGTGGGGAGTATTGGTGTAATTTCTACTGACAATCTAGGTATTTTTGGGACTGCCTCTAGTCATGCTGGCCTTGTTTTTGGCACCAATGTAGTTCTTCCTGCTGTTAATAGCACCTATCTTACAAGTGCTGTAGACCTTGGGAATGAAAGCACAAAATTCAAAGACCTCTACCTCTCAGGCGGTGTCTACCTCGGCGGCACTGGTTCGGCTAATAAGCTGGAGGACTATGAGGAGGGGACTTGGACTCCGGCATACGCTGGGTCAAGTACTGATGGGACTTACACATATAGCGAACAACAAGGACATTACATTAAAATCGGAAATCAAGTCACCTGTTGGTGGAATATGACGAACGTTGCAACAACCACTGAAGGGACAGGAACTGTAAGTATTGAAAACCTACCGTATGCTGCTAACTGGGCAAGCGGTTTTAACGGCGAGGCGATTGGATCGTGCCAGTTGAATGGGTTTACCAATATTGATGGCGATTTTATATCTGTAAAAGTAAATGACGGCGAAACCCGTATTCTAGTCTACAAGCAAACAGGTTCGAATAACAGCACAGAATCTGTATCTATCGGCCATAAAGTTAGTGGCGGATCGGACGTTAGGGGTTTTGTTACTTACTACGTTGGCGGATAGTCGCATAATCACCCCTGTTGGATAACAGGGTAGTCAGTCCAACCATCAAAGGAGATAAACGATGGCACTAACAGAAACAACAATAGACGATAAGATCGAAGTGGTGGGCGAGTACAAGCACGTACAAGTTCGCACTGCACGGGTTATCTACGACAGCGGCACAGAGATTAGCCGTTCATTCTCACGCCGTGTAATTGCACCAGATGCAGTGATCACAGGCGAAAGCACTGAGCTACAGGCTATCTGCAATGCAGTCCATACACAGGCAGTCAAAGACGCCTACGCAGCACACATCGCTGCACAATCTGTTTAATAGGAGGCTGACATGCCAAACACACACACTTGGACTATCGCAAACATGGAACGCAACGTATCTGACGATACGGTAACTGTCGCTCACTGGCGTTGTGACTCAACTGACGGCACTAACTCTGCTTCAGCATACGGCACCACAAGCCACACTGGCACACCGTCCGACGACGATTACATTGCTTATGCTTCCCTTACTGAAGCAGACGTATTAGGCTGGGTCCACGATCAAGTTACCCAGGCGGATATTGAAGCTGCAAACGATGCAAAGATTGCATTGCTGGCAACACCAGTGTCCACAACGGGTAAGCCTTGGTAATTTAACCCTAACCAAAAGGAGATCACGATGGCCGAAGATAAAAAGGTAATCACGATCAACGACGTTGAATACACTGAAGACCAACTGACGGATCAGCAAAAGGTGATGATTAATCACATCAACTCTTTGCAGCAAAAGATCGGGTCAGCCGAGTTTAACTTGGACCAGCTTAAAGTCGGCAAGGAAGCCTTCGTCAACATGTTGACAGCTTCGCTCGATGAGCCAGACGAAGCTGAGTAAAGTCAGCGACATAACGCAACTGGCCAGCTATAAGCTGGCCTTTTGCATATCTAGCACAATGTGTTATATTGCCGATAACGCAGCACCTAAGGGGCAAGAATGTCACTAATTGATCTTAATATTCCCGCAGGTGTCTATCGCAATGGCACAGACTTGCAGAGCATGGGCCGTTGGCGCGATGCAAACCTTGTACGCTGGATCGACGGCACTATGCGCCCACTCGGCGGATGGCGCACTCGATCAGACACGGCAGGAGGTGCAAAGCTGCGCGGTATGCTTACGTGGTCTGACAACTCATCTGACCGCTGGATTGCTGCTGGGTCATATGACAGCCTCTACATTTGGAATACAGGTGGCACGCGCTTTGACATCACGCCGACTGGCCTGACCGATGGCCGCGAAGACGCAATCGCGTTTACTGGCTTTGGTGGCGGTTTATTCGGCAGCTACGGATACGGCGTTGCCCGTCCTGACACTGTTCGTATTCAGCCAGCGACAAGCTGGGATTTGTCTGCATGGGGCGAGGATTTGCTGGCGTGCAACGAAGATGATGGCAAGATTTATCAGTGGGAACTAGACACGGCAACTGCCGCTACTGTTTTGAGCAACGCACCGACTGGCAATCACGGCATTGTTGTAACTGAGGAGCGTTTCTTGTTTGCGCTTGGAGCGGGTGGCAATCCGCGCAAAGTGCAATGGTCTGACCGTGAAAACAACAACACATGGACGCCAGCGGCAACCAACGAAGCGGGTGATCTTGAGCTAAACACGTCTGGCTTTTTGATGAAGGGCTTGAATGTTCGCGGGCAGACTTTGCTGCTCACTACACGCGATGCACACGTTGCAAACTATATTGGACCCCCATACGTTTACGGTATAGAGCGGGTCGGCACATCTTGTGGACTAGCTGCAAAGCAGGCTGCAATTGTTGTTGACCAGGGTGCATATTGGATGGGTGTAAACTCATTCTACGTGTATCAAGGCAGCGGCGTGCAAGAGCTTCAGTCTGACGTGTCGGATTACGTGTTCAACGACATAAACAAAGCGCAGATAAGCAAGGCGTTTGCTATGTCAAACAGCATGTTTGGCGAAGTTACTTGGTTCTATCCATCGGCAGCGTCTACTGAAAATGACAGATACGTCACGCACAATTACGTTGAGAACACATGGCATATTGGTGAGCTTGACCGCACTGCTGGTTATGACCGTGGCGCGTTCCGTCAGCCAATGATGATTAAGGCGTCTGACAATAAAATTTATGAGCATGAAATTGGCTTTGATTACGGCGGTTTAACACCGTTTGCTGAGACTGGGCCATTTATGCTTGGCTCTGGCGATCAGGTTGTGAGCGTTGTTGAAATGCTGCCTGACGAGAAAACGCAAGGCGACGTGGACGTTACGTTTAAAACACGCTTTTACCCGAATGGCACTGAAAGAGATTACGGGCCATATAGCATGAGCGCCCCGACAAGTTTGCGCTTTACTGGGCGTCAAGTTCGTATGCGTATTGAGGGGCAGCGTTTGTCCGACTGGCGTGTGGGCGTAAACCGCATTGATGCAATTGCAGGCGGGCGTCGATGACACAGCAGCAGCGCGCACCAGAGCCATACGGAGAAGACTGGAAGACATGGGGTCGACGCCTTATGCAGCACTTGGCTCAGATACGCTCGCCGTTGGTTCAGCAGACTGGCAATGAGAGCGCAGCCGACGATGGCACGCTTATGTGGGATCGCACAAACAAGTATCCCGTTGTCAGCAAGAATGGCGAGTGGCGTCAGATTGTGCTTGAAGATGGCCACGCAGATTACATCATTACGGCAGATGTAACGGCGGCTGCGGCCAATACCGCCTACAAGCTGACTTATGATGCGCTACCGACCAATCACGGGATTACTTTGGGTACACCAGCGTCTCGCATTATTGTTGAGGAGGGTGGCCAATACGTTTTTTCATTCTCAGCGCAGGTTTCATCCACCTCATCCAGCACGGTTCACTTTTACTTTTGGCCAAGCATTAACGGAACCAACGTGGACGATAGCGCAATGGCAACTGCACTTCACCAGAACAATGCAACGCTGGTTACGTCAAGAACGCAGGTGTTTACTTTGGCTGCTGGTGATTACCTTGAGGTCAACTGGATGGTTGATAGCACAAGCGGCTTCTTGAATTACACGGCTGCGGCGACACCTCGCCCTGCTTTGCCAGCTTCAACTTTATCAATAACGAGGCTGCATGGATAACGAGTTAAAGCGCTGTAAGGACTGGATTGAGGCTGCTTTAGAGTATTCTGGCGGCACTCACGACTTCGAAGACGTTGTTCGTGGCGTATATTCTGGTACTATGCAGCTATGGCCAACGCCAAAGGGGTGTATCGTGACCGAGATTGTGATATACCCGAAAAAGAAAGTGTTAAATGTATTTTTGGGCGGCGGTGAGCTGGAGCAGATTATGGACATGCACATCGACGTAATAGAATGGGCCAAAGCGCAGGGCTGCTCTGCCTTGACAATGACAGGACGTCTTGGCTGGAAGAAACCACTGGCAGTACACGGCTGGAAGCCGCTGCACATGTCATATGTTAAGGATTTTGAATAATGTCAGGCGGAAAAGGCGGCGGATCAACCACAACGGTCGAGGTTCCAGAATACATTGAAAAGGCTGCACAGCGTAATTTAAACAAGGCCGAGGGTATTTCCCAGATCGGCTACACGCCATACTACGGCCCAGACGTTGCTGCGTTTACTCCAATGCAGCAAGCTGCGTTTCAAAATACAGCAGACGCATCAAGTGCATTTGGCATGGCAGCGCCGACAAACCAGCAGGACATCATGGGCGGCATGGGTGCGCCAACTACATACGCAAGCGGCGTATCTGGTTACTCGTCTCAACCGATGTTCCGGCAGTCATTGGAACAATTGCAGGCAGAGCGTCCTGGTCAGTTTGATTATATCAACAGCTTCTTTATTGACCCGTTTACTGGCCAAGCTGGAAGCCGAGTGTCTGCGCCAGTTAATTATGAAAACTACATGACTGCTGCGGAGAGTGGTCGCGTGCAAGCTGATGCTGATCGCGCAAACGACTTGGCGATTGCGCAGGCTCAAGCGAGCGCTGGCCCTGAGTCTTATTACAACTACAACAGTGTTGACTACTCCCCAACTTCCAGCGCAAATTCATACATCACAAACCCTGCGGATGGAATTACAGACACCTCAGAGCCTAGCTTTGGCGAAGGAGCGTTTAATGATTTCTCGGAGGCATTAGTCGGGATTGGCGGTTTATTCGACCCAACCCTAAAGGTTGGAGCAATTAACAATCCAATTAAAACTCCAACTGTAGATGAAATGGTTAGTGCTACCCCATCTGACATGGATTACGACCCAACAACAGGTGCTTATGTGTCTAGCACCTCTGAGGGGCCAGAAAGCTCACCTCGCCCAGTTATGCGCCCAGCAGAAACAGA